TGTTCTTTTAAAGCTGGTTTACTTTCTTTATAAGCCTTGTCAGTTATAAATTTATTTTGTAAAGTTAATTTTAAACCAATACCCTTATCATAAATCCAAGTAATATCTTTTTTCATTATTTCTGGAACTTCCGCAGGTCTACCTCCATATAAAGGAATATATTCTTGTACTTGTCCATAAACAGAATCTATATCATCATAACTAAATTTAAAATTTGCGTGTTTATCTGCTGTGTCTATATGCAAATCCAAATGTTTTTGAATAGGCACCCAAGGATCCTTATTTCTACTTGAACAAGATATATTCACGATGGTAATACTCCTAATTTAGGACCTTTTAATAAATTTAATTTTTGTGATTGAAATTGGATTTTTTCTTTGAGTGGTTTAGTAATTAAACGTCCTGCTGATTCTACTTCAAGATTATTCTCTTCACAATAAAGTACTATAGCGTCCACGTATGACATTCCTTTATGTTTCTTTACAACATCTTCTATAATTAGTGAAAATTCTTTTGAGTTCATTACATTACTATAACATATTTATATTAAAATGTAAAGCGCCTGACTTCTGTTGCCACCTGTCAGGCAAGGCCGTCTACCTATTAACTAGGCAGCAAGAGCATAACTTTCGTTAGCTTTTATAGTTTTGATAGTACGCTATCAGCGATTTAACTCCAGATAGGTTTAGTTAGTAGTCGATTCTAGCTCACCCCCTTAAAGCACACACTAATGTGTTTTGAATTGGTGGAGGTGGTGGGAATCGCACCCACGTCCTCACTAATTATTATCTACCCTTCAACGTCAAATTCATTATAAGTTTAACCCTTTATTTTTTTTAACAAATTCTAAATCAAATGTCTTGTATAACATACAAGACTCTAGTCCACTCATTGTTGTCATAACTACAATTGATTGTTTGTATGTATGGTCAACATAATATTGTACTATAAAAACTGGTTCACCTTCTGGATTGGCTCTTTCTCTACCAACAGAAACATTTACCAATGTAAAATCATTTTTTTTAAGATACGCAAGCACATTTTCACTAGTTCCACATATGACAGGCATTTGTAACCAATATAATTGATTACCTATATTTGGAGCAGGTGTATAATCTTTAGGAATATTTGGCATTGGACCAAGTAAATTTTCGTTTTCGTGTTCCGCTACAGCAAACGTACTCATTGTTATAAGTATTGCTCCTACCATCGCTCCTATTATTTTGTTTAACATAAGTGACCTCTCGTGGATAATTTCCAGCCACTTTGTTAATGTTATTGCTTGATTTTATCTTTGTTTAGTTTCTCATAATATTTATAAAAGTATTTGATACTTTCTTCTAATTTTTTCTCAAAATCTTTTTTATTTCTTATAAAGGATCGCATTGTGCCGTCTTCACCTGCCATTAATATAACTAATTGTTCTATGCGTTTGCCAAATAACTCTTCATACATAATTGCATAAGCACAAGTCTGAATATAATAGTTTTCTATCCAATCTTCTTTACGTTCCTTGTTCGCTGTCTTGAAATCTATTACAGATAATTTACCATTGTAGTCAGCAACACAATCTACCTGTCCTGCAATAGTTAATTTGTTACTATACATTATTTCTTCTGACAGTTGAACATTATCAATTTGGTCTAAATAAGGTTTCATTAATCTAAACAAACCTAATGGTAAAACATCCCTTATCGCTGGAGTTTCACTTTTAAGATATTGTTCAACAAGTGTATGAGTTGCTTTGCCTCTACGTGCTGCTCTACCCATTTCCCACTTAGCAGCTTCTTCACCTACTGCCTTACGCCACTTCTCTAGTCCTTCTTTTTTCTGAACACCAAGTACAGTTGTAATGGATGGATAATTCCTACCATCTATTTGATAGAAACGAAAACCATCTATACGCTTACCTTTGGTTGTTGGAAGTTTTGTTTTATCTACAGCAACCCAATTAAACTCTTTCACTTTTTCATCCTCAATTCTTTTCTTAATGCACTTACTCTATACTTTAAACCATCAATAGTCGTGTACATCCATCCACAATCGTGTGGTTCTATTTGTTTTCTGAACCAAGTAATTGTTTCTTTTAATATTTCAATCTTATTTTTTATACTCATATTAATAATATAACATATCTTCTATGCTTTGTCAATGCTATATGCCTTTCATTGCATACATATCAATGATTTTGTTCTTATCTGCGACAGTATCACTATTATACCAACGAGCAATCTCTCAGCTGGGGTCATATTTCTCATATAACGTCTTGCCATCATCATTTCTATATGCCCTTAATACTTCTTTTCTATTATCATCTGAATTCTTGTAAGAACAATGGATCCAACCGCTGTGAGGTTCATCTGTATTATGGTACTCTAATATGAGTTGGTCAAAACCTAAATTTTCAATAATATATTTTGCCAATTCAGCATTCGCTACTCCAAATATTTCAAAGTCCGCTGCTTGCCCTTTAGCGTGTTGTGATTTAAGACTAGAACCAATTTTAACACATAACTCTGGAGAACGGTACCCACTTGATACAGTTACCACTTTCTTATAATGGTCTCTTATTGGTTGTAGTACTTTCTCACACAAATTTTTTAACGAGTCAATATGGTCTTCGCTAGGATTATTATTAATACCGTGTCTTTCTGCCGTCTGACTAGAGGTCAGCTCCTTCAAAGAAAAATTTTCTGTTAAATGCATTTATTATCCTCTTGTTAATTTTAATATTTTTTCTATTTGACCTTTTATAATTGGACCTCTATTCGGCCAATGTATATAAGGTTCATCACTTTTTGACAAATTATATAAAAACGGTAATACAATCTTTTCAATATCTTTAAACTTTTGTTTAGTATCTTCATCACTAATTTCTTTTGTTACAGTTTCTTTATCATTTACTATTTGCATAATTTCATTCATCATAGATTTAATAGTAGAAACATCTGATTTAACTTTAGATAGTTCTATGTTTGTTCCTTCTACTACTTTTGGGTCAATGCCAGGTTGTTCATCTTTAGGTTTGCTAGATACTGGAGTAAAACCCCAATCATTATCTAGGTCAAAACCTCGCATATAATCTGGTATATCTTTATCTGCCATTATTTTTTCCCTTGTTGTATTAACTTATGTTTTTTCACCACATTTCTAGTTTTCACCTCTTTAATACTTCTTTTTCCGTGTTGTTCTGCTAGGGGTGAGTTTGGGTGAGCTTCAGCTATTCTTGACAAGTTGTCCTTCCAACCTCCGTCTGTTTTATAAGACACACCTTGAACACCTGATACTATATTTATTGGTTGTAGCACTTGTACAATATGTTTATTCTTTTTAAGGTAACCTTCCATTTCTGCAATCATCATAAAATCTATCCACACCTTGCCAGTTTTTTTATTTTCAAAAGTATATCTAGGCATTTAAATATTTCTTCTTGTACCACCTATAAAAAGGTTTATTAGAAAAGTACTCAAATACTGCCGAGGCAAGTACTTGGTCACTTCTGATACAATCAGCTATATCTTGATATTCTGATTTTTTAATTTTTAACTTCATACTTCTTTTTTAGTCTGTTATAATCTTCTTCATTTCTTATACCAAATTCATCATCTGCTGCTCCATAATTATAACCTTTTTTACGACCACCTTTATTTCGGTGTATTCGTCTAGGACTTCTATTAGTTCTCATATTCTTTTTACTTGTCATTATCAATGCAAATTTTTATCAACGTAATTAAATTGGTGATAGTTCCCAGCTTTCGTAGGATCACCCCACTTATCTTTAATTTCATTTTTCTTTTTTTCTATTTTAAAAAAGAAAGATAATGTTAATCTTTCTTCAAAAGTATAATCTAAACAAGGAGCGTGGTATCTACCACCGTGATATAAAACTAGTCTATTTGGATAAGCACTTATATAAATGTCTGGCACTTTCTCCATTTGATTATTAAAAAATGCCGTGCCACCATCATATGCCTGGTCAAAGTACATCATACCTGCTATTAAAGGTTCAGACTCAGCTTCAGGTAGATAATCCCTATGTATAAAACCATATTTACCAAAGTTTTGTGTAGATTCTTTTATTTCACTCAATATAACTTTTCTAGCAAGTGTCTGGAAATCAGTAATTTCAGTTTGTAATATACCTTCTATATTAGTTTTAAGATAATCGTTCTCTTTATCATAGTTATTTTCATAACAAGGAAACGCCTGCATTCTATTGCCATAATACGAACCTGATGGTTGATGTACTTTGTGCCATTTCAACTTATCTAAATCTGATTTAATACTATAAAATTTTTCTTTTGAGAAAAACCCTGGATGAATTGATATTCCGCCATCTATAATATAATCAATCATATTTTTTTAGATATCATCTAGTGTTTCAATAATTTCTTTATTATCTGCTATGACTTTCAATTCTTTAACAACTGTATCAACTGAATCCATATGCGTTGCAACACCAACAGGATTATTTAAAAATACATCCACGT